GCCCGATCGACTGGCGGGCGTACTCCACCGGCGACAGGCCGACGTCGGAACCCGGCAGCATCAGCCCCTTGAGATGGAGCATCTCGGCATCGACACGCTGGCCGTTCACCATGTAGGCCAGGCGGCCACGATCACGGGTCACCCGCACCTTTGACGGGTCGAGCGGGATCAGCTCGACAATGGCGCCGACCTCATTGCGCAGGACGACGACGTAGGCGTTGCCGTGCAGCAGCAGCGACGACAACACCTGCGACACCCATGCGGTGAAGTCGAGGTTCGTCGTCGGCTGCTGCAACCACTTCGGCTTGGCGACCTCGATCTTGGCGTCGTCGCCGGTGCGGCGATACACGTCGAGCGGCAGCGTGGCGATGGAATCGGAGATGAGGCGCACCGACCCGTAGACGGTGAGCAACTGCATCGACGTCTGCTCGGTGACCGACACGCCGCCGACGACCTGGGTCATCTCGCCGGGCCAGAGTCCCCAGGTGGTCGCCTGGGCGCGCTGCTCGGGGCGACGGAAGATCGACGACAACATCAGCGCTCACCCGCCAGACCGAAGTAGGTGAGCAGGATTCCAGCGCCGACGAGGGCACCGGGCAGGCCAGCGCCGATGAAGGCACCGACGACGACCATGACCAGGCCGACGAGTTGCATGGCAGTGAACATGCGCGACCTCCTCGGGCTAGTAGTCGTCGAGCGACACGAACGCCGACGCCGAATGCGTCAGCTTTGGGGGTGCGGCGGTGCGGCTGGCCCACAGTGCCAAGGTGGCGGCGACGAGCGGGGTGATGTCGACGTGTGAGCCGGTGCGGGACCACATCCACACGTCGCCCGTGGTGCGCTTCTGTGCCCCTGTGAGCGCCGCCAACAGCGAGGGCTGGCCGAGGTGGCGCAGCGACTCGTTGCGCACGGCGTCGACCAGGGCGCCGCAGGCTTGGGCGTGGCTGCGCTGCGATACCTCGGCGACGCTGACGCCTGCGGATTGCAGGTCACCGAGTAAGCCACCCGCCGGTGAGGACGGGTCAAGGGTAATCGACGTCGACCACTTTGACGCCAGTTCGGCGGCACGATCGACCACCCAGCCAGTGCCGGGGCGGCGGTCAATGATCTCGACGTGGTCGACGTCGTCGGCACGCTTGCCGGCGGCGGCGAACGATGCCCACTCGCGATCTGGCGATACGTCCAACGCGATCGACAGAGGGCCGACGATGTTGCTGTCGGCGTCGGTGAGGCGTTGCCACTGGTCAAGGGGGATCGCTCCCCCGCCGGCCTGCGTCTCAACAATGCCGAGACGCTCCCGTAGGAACTCCTGCGGTGAGTGCATGAGGGCAGCTCGCTCGTCACGAACGAAGTCCTCGGATATGCGGATGCCGAGCGCTGGGTTCGCTTGGTACCAGGCGTCGACATCGTCAGCGCTCGCATCGTCGGGCGCCGACCACTCAGCGAAGAACAACCGGCCGGGTGCCTCGGACTGGGCGCGCTTGCGGATTGAGTGCAGCACAACCGAGTCGACATGAGGCGCCGATGAGGCGTACCAGATCTGCGGGTTACTTTCACCCCGCATCGACCGGGCGGCGAGAGTTGGGACCATCGCACCGATGGACGTCGGTGCCAGGTCGTATGCCTCGTCGAAGATGATCCGGTCACCGGAGAAGCCACGGCCGCCGCCACGGCTGCGAGCCATGAACTTGACCCGGCATCCGTTCTTCAGGATGATCGACTCTTTGCCGTTGGCCGTGTAGACCTTGGCGACCTCGTCGGCGAACTCGGAGTTCTCGATCAGCGACCGAAGCCGGGTGAACGTCTCCTGCGCCGTGGCGAACAAGTGCGCCGAATAGATGACCGTCTGCTCTCGCCACACAAACAGGGCGGCGAGGATCAGCGCCTCGATGAGGGCAGATTTCCCACATTGTCTCGGCACGATGAGCGCCGCCTCGAAGGCGGCCCATCGGTCGTCGTCGAGCTCGCCGAGCGAGTTGCGAACGACCCACTCTTGCCACGGGTCAAGCGGCATCCCTGCCACTCGAGCCATGACGATGACGTCTTCGGCTGCGTCGTTGCGGGTGAACGCTGGGACGTGAGACAGGCGCGGCGTCTGAGCGCCGACCCTCATGCGGCGGCGATGCCGGTGGCGAACGGCTCGTGATAGAGCAACTTGGCACGCTGGTACTCGGCGAGCGCCTCGGCCTCGGTTGCGAAGTAGCCGAGGCTGATCGACTTCTGATCGACCATGATGCGAGCCCTCCACGGCCTGGTTGCCTGTCGCTTCTCAAACGTCACGCCACGGATGCGGCGGTTCTGGGCGTTCTGCGAGTTGGTCACCACCCGCAGGTTCTCGATGCGGTGGTCGTGCTTGTTGCCGTTGATGTGGTCGACCTGGCCGATGGGCCACTCGTCGTGGTGGTACAGCCAGACGAGGCGGTGGACGTAGCGGGCGACGCCGTCGACATGGACCTGCAGTCGGCCCTGGCGGCCTGCCCTTGATCCGAGCGGGCCGTTTGTGCGGCCGTATCCGGGGCGCCAGTACAGCGCACCGTCCCGGTACTCGGTGAGGAGGCGCAAGCGCGCGCCGGTCAGCGTATGATCTGTCTTCATCGGAACCCCTTCCACGGGTTGCGGTCAGACCCCCGGCCCGTCACGGCGCGGGGGTCACTTTGTTGTTGGACTCAAGCGCTGCGGCGCTGGTCTCGCTTGGCACGGAGCTGGTCGGTGGTCGACATGACCACCTCGCCCGGCAGTGCGGCGATGTCGTTGAGGACGGCCTGCAGTCGGCCGGCGATCTGGGCCGACACGCTGGGCTCGGCCACGGCAAGGTGATCGGCGAGGACGTCCCTCAGGGCGATGAGCGCTTTGCGGTGGTCGCCCGACTTGATGTCTTCGATCATCGGGTCGCCCCCAGCGGGTAGCCCCCCGTCACTTCGGGGAGGGTTGCGAAGAGGCCGAGGTCTTCTCGGGGTTGGACGAGCACTAAAAGACCCTCTGACCTGCGGCGATGCGTCACCACTCACGCGAGCGAGGCTCGGTGGCCTGCGCCTGCATCGTGCGGCCCGCCTTGAAGTTGCAGGTCGAGGCCTCCGGTGCCAGCGGTGACGTCGGATCACCGTCTCGCAGATGGCCCGCCGTCCATGCCGCAGGCTTGCCGTTCTTGTGTGGCTCATGCTCGGCCAGCGTCTTACCGCAGCGCCAGCACCGAGTTGAAAGGTTGGCCTGCGCTGCTTGCCTGACATGACGAGCTCGGACGTGGTAGCTACCCCGGTAGTGGACGGGCTTGCCAGCCATGCGCCACCCCCGACAACGGCAACGCCCGCCGGTGCTGCTGCACACGACGGGCGACTTACACCGAGACTACAGGTTTCTGGTTTCATTGTCCAACATCGACGCAGGTCAGCGGCCAGGTTTCATCGGAGCGTCGCCACGGACTTCCATCCAGTAGGCGACAATGGATTCGTCGTCATGCAACCCAGGGCCACTGTCGATGATGTAGCGACACAGCGCGTCGCCAGCGTCCCGAAGTCTGATGACCTCGTCCGCCTTCTCGACGTAAAGCCCTTGCAGCCGCTCGACCTGAACGACCACACGGTCAATTCTGGCCGCCTGCGCTTCGGTCAGCGCAGTGAGGCGGGCCGCGTCGTGACGCAGTTTGTCGAGCAGGTTCATCGCGCCGCCACCGTGTCCCGCTCCGCCAGCCCCTCACCGATGCGCCAGCGCCGCTCACGCTGGTAGCACGCCGAGCACAGCCCAGCCTTCGCCGGGATCTCCTCGCAGGTCGGGTCGCCCCACTCCATGCCGCCGTCACGGCCGGGCAGCGAATCGCGACACCGTGACACAGCGATCGGCGCACGCAGGCCGATGGCCCGGTCGATCATGTGCGCCAAGGCGCCGATCATCTCAATGACCGCTTGGGCGTCCTCGCGCAACGTGTCAAGCTCGGTCGAGAAGTGCACCCGGCTGGCGGCGACCCGCTCGACGGCGGTGAGCGCCTCGACGTCGCTGCCGGCGCCACGGGTGATACCGGCGCCGCTAGTGTGGTCGGGCATACCGTCAAGCACGAGCAGCTCGCGGGCGAGGTGGCCGAGCGCCGACGGGTACGACGACGCCAGGCGGTCGAGCAGGGTGGCGGCTGCAGCGAGTTGGACGTCGATACGGGTGCGGGTCATGGGTTGGCCTTTCATCGTCAGAGGTGGGGACAGCGGTAAGCGGTTCATCGTCAGAAGTGATCCATCGATGGGACGGGCGAGGCGGCTGCGCGGGGCTGCGGGGCTGTTTCGCCTCGCTGGCCGACCGTTTCGCGACCGAGGTCGTCCGCGCGGGGCTGCGGGGCTTGCGGGGCTGTTTCGCCACGCTGGCCGACAATTTCTGGCGCAGCGCTCACGCCACCCTGTGGATAACTTTTTTCGCGTGGGGTAGGGGGTTCAAGCCCCGCAAGCCCCGCGTCTTTCGCGTCATCCCTGCTCACAGCGTCGCCCTCGCGCGGGGCTTCAGCAAGCCCCGCGCTCTGCATGGCGACCGAACGCTTCGTCACCGAGTAGATGACGACTCGTCGCCGGTCGCGAGGCATCTCGACAAGGTGCATCCCGCTCGCCCCGTAGTGCCGTCCGGTGCGCTTGCGGAGCGCCTGGCCGAGCCGCTGAGTGAACGATCCCTTGCCCCACTCCCCCGCGAGTTCGTCGGGAAGCGACTCGAGGATGCGGTCCCCGGTGTACGGGTCGCGCATCTTGGCCACCAGGTCGCCGACGCTGAGCGACTCCTCGCCGACCTGATCGAACCAGGCGCCGAGGAACGCTTCCCATGCCCCCGCTTCACGGTCGGCCGATGCGTGGAAGTCGGCAAGGTTGCCGAGGAAGTCCTTCACCCCGGCGTGATCGAGGATGCCGCCGACGGTGCGCACCCAGCGCGAGTAGTCGCCCATCGCTGGTGCGTTGGTCGCCATCGGCCGACCAGCCACCCACCATGACCGGATGATGGTGCACAGCGCATGCAGCAGTTCGCCACGGTTGTCGCTCACCCAGCCACCGAGGTCGGCGTGCTTGAAGCCGGTACGCAGCCACGGCGACGCCTGGCGGGCGTCGAGCCGGATGCGGTAGCAGCGTCGTGCGAGGTCGCCGCCGACGTCGATGTTGTTGCCCGTGCAGGCCCAGGTCGCCCGGTTCGGCACGGTCACCATCTCGGATCGGCCGAGCACTCGGCCCTGCCATGAGTCCGCGGTGAGCACCGCGGCGAGCGTGGGGCTCTTGATGACGCCCTCGACGTTGTCGAAGATCAGCATCGTCGATCCCGCCATGAGTGCAGCCGTGACCTTCTTCTCCAGCTCTTCGTCGCCGGTCGGCCACGCCATCAGCGCAGCGGCCCGGCCGATGGTGATGATCGCCGCCACCTTGACCAGCAGCCCCTTGCCGGTGCCCGGCTCTGGTGCGTCGACGAGCGCCATCGGCACCTGGCCGACGATGGCTCGCACCAGCGGCGTCAGGAACAGCGCCCAAGCATTGGCCCGGTCGGCGGTCGAGTCCCACGGGAAGTCGCACAGCGTCTCGTCGATCAGCGCCACTGCCGCGGCGAGTTCCGCGGCCGTCGGTTCGTCGCTCACGCCCGGGTACGGCTTGCCTCGGTGCCAGTGGAACAGCCGGGTCGAGCCGTCGTAGCCGTGGCCGATCTGGAACGTGCCGTCGGGGCGTAGCACCGGCAGTTCGACGACACCGGCAAGGGCAGGCATGTCCCACGCGCCCGAGGCAACGATGGACGCCGCCACATCGCCCGGCGGTGACGTGCTCGAATGGTCGCCGTCCTTGTTGACCCGGTACCAGTTGGCGGCGTGGGCGAGTTGCAGCCTGACGTGCTCGGGGCGCAACGCTTCGATGAGCGGCCGGTCATCTTCGTCTTGGCGCAGCCGGCACAACTGCCCGGCGCGAACGAACACGGCCGGCGGGTCGTTGGCTTCCTGCAGGGCGAGCATCGCTTCGGCGACGACCTCGTCGTGCTGGCGGCCGTTGTGCACGATCCCGCGCCGCGGGCGTCGGCCCTCGACTTCGGCCCTGGGGTCGGTGAACGGGTCGCCGAGGTCGATGCGCTGCTTCTCGCCGTGCTCCTTGGCGGCCTGGTAGAAGTCGCCGCCGTGCTCCATCGCCACATGAAAGCCCCACAGGGTGACCATCTCGGTGGCGGTGAACGGTGCCCAGTTCGACGAGAACACCTTGAGGCATTCGGTGCCGCCGTAGTACAGGCTCGCCGATGCGCCGTCCTTCGGGCTCTTGCCCGGCCGGGTCCATAGCTCGTAGTAGCCGCCACCGCTGTCGGTGTGCTGCGAGTGCAGCGTCGCCCCGTACCTGGTGAGTTCGTCGGCCCAGGTGGTGTTCTGCGCCCAGATGTCGCCGGGCTTCATCTCGCCGTCGATGCGGGCGATCCGCTCGCGCCGGGCTTCGTTGTTGCCGACCGGGGCCTGCAGCAGGTCGATCAGCCACTGCGGTGCGTCGGCGACGGCCTGGCCCGACATCGGGTCGTGCTCGATGTCCCACTGGTAGGCCTGGCCGGTGGTGGGGTGGATCGTCGGGGCGGCCAAGACCTGGCCGTTGATGCCACGCACGTCGATGCCGACGCCGAGCACGCCGCTCGCCGAGTTGTGGATCTCGCCCGTCTCCGGCCAGCGAAGGTAGATGTGGCGACCGTTGCCACCCGTGATCGCTTCGACGGTGTCGGGCAGTCGGCCGTACCGGGCCTCGAGCGCCACCAGCGAATCGTCGCCACCGTCGCGCGGGTCGATGTCGATGACGAACAGGCCCGAGGCTGGCCCGGTGGCGATACCGACGCCGTGGGTCGGGTTGGCGGCGTAGTAGCGCCGAATCCGCTCGGGGTCGGTGGTGGCCTTCGTCTCCCATTCGGCGATGCCCTTGGGGTACTTGTAGCCGGTGGGGATCGGCACGACTCGCCAACCGTTGGCGGCGTACCAGAGTGCGTGATCGAGTGTGGTCATGCTGCATTCGCCTTGTTCTGTCGGTGCGAGGTGTGCACCGTTCCGTTCATCAGTGCGCACGGGACGCAGTCGGACTTGCAGCCACCGCGGTCGCCCCAGCGGGTCGACGTGCAGTCGCCGCAAGAGCAGCGCATTCCCTGCAGCTTCGACCAGTCGGTGAAGTCGGCCGCCGGAAGCGGCGTGATCGTTGCGACCAGATCGACCCTGGCCAGCCTCTCTATCTCCAGGCGGCGATGCTGTGCGGCTTCGAGCCTTGCCCGGACCTCCATCTTGAGGCGGCTGGCCTGTTCTTCCTCAAGCCTTGCTGCCTGCATCTCCATCTCAAGGCGCTGAGCCTGTTCGACCTCAAGCCTTGCGTCACGCAGACGCTCCTCGTGCCGACCCTGGTGCAGTTCCTTGGTGGCCCACTCCACCGCCGGCCGATGGCACGTCTGATGCAAACTCATCCACGTTTCGACGTCCATCAGTTGCGCAGCGAACCGCTTGGCCTGGTGACGTTCACCGACGGTCTGCATCAGCGGCGGGGCGCCGAACACGGCACCGGCACTGACCACCTTCACGAACTCGAGCAGGTCGGAGGCGACGCGCGTGCGCCAGCCCGAGTAGGCCGTCGGCCGTTCGGTGCAGTCCCGCTTCATCGCGTCGAGACGCCACACGCCGTCGGTGCCGCAGTCCAGGTAGATCGGTCGCTGGTGCGCCAGCAGGGCGCGCCGGGGCATCGCCCAGCGGAACACGTGCGGCGCGCTCGGGTTCGTGATGTTGAACCACTCGTGCGCGTACCTGGCGTCGTAGATCCAGCACATGTCGCCGTAGGTCGCTTCGCGTGACGTGATCGCCTCCTCGGACATCACCTTCGTCTGCGCCTCGACGACCCGGCCGTCGGCCAGGACGACGTCGGCGCGATGCAAGCGGCCGTTGGCGGCGATGTAGCCGGGCACCTCGGGCTGGGCGCCGAAGTGTTCGAACAGCATCTTCACTTCCTTGTGCCAGTCGCCTTCGCTGTTCTCGGTGTCGGCGACGGGGCAGTCGCTGCCTGGCTCGTGCGCCCAGTGCGAAACGACCTGGCCGTTGCCGGGCTTCGCGATCATCAGGCAGCCCTTGTAGCAGCGGCCCCTCATCCCGAGTTCCGTTGCGGCGACGAGCTCGCCCTCGACGAGTGCGTAGTGGGCCATCAGCGGGCCACCGCTTCGTCGTCGACGACAGCGTCAGGTACAGTGCTCATTGGTTACGTCCTTCCATGACGTGATCCGGGCCCCCGACCGTCGCAAGCGGTGCGGGGGCCATCTGGTTTTCGGGTAACGCACTGGTGACCCTAAGGGCGGCGTCGGCAAAACCGGACAGGGATCTGCGGAGCGGCTCACTCACGCCGCACCCCTTCCCTCGTTCTTCCGTCGCGCCCGGTAGTCGCGTCGCGCCTCGTTCACTGCTGTCTTGCACGGCTGGCACGCCTCCTCGCCGTTGCGGTGGTGCCGCCAGTACCCGGCGGCGGTCCCGCAGGCGTCGCCGCCGTGGCGGTACTTGCGCCGCTGCCCCGGTGTCATGCCGCCGACGACCATGACCGGCGACGGGTCGTCCGGTTGGCGCAGCACCCACGCCCGGCACCGGTCGAGGTGCTGGCAGTCGGCGCAGATGGCGAGCCCGGCCCGTTCCTGCCTGGCGCGCTTGTGTTGCGGCCGCCACGGGTCGATGCACATCTCGTCGCCACGGTCGGTGCAGGCGAGCTGCGCACGCAGTTCGGCCCAGTTCATGCCGCCCGCTCCCGCTTGGCCGCCTTGCCGACCTTCACATGGAAGGCGTGCGCCTCACGGCACGACTGGCACGGCCGCTCGCCGCGACGGCGATGCGCCTGGGCCCCAGCATTGCTGCCGTGGTTGATCGGCTTGAGCGTCGTGCCCGGCTTCGGCCCCTTGCGGCCACCCGCCCGCCGGCGCCTCTCCTGCCGCATCTGCCGACCGGACAGACCGCCCCAGATGCCCTCGGTCTCGCCGACCTCGATGGCGAACTCCAGGCACTGCTCGGCCACCGGACAGGTGGCGCACACCGCCTGGGCGTTGCGAGCGGTGAACGAGTCGCCCCGCTCAGGGAAGAACAGGTCCGGGTCGAGCCCACGGCAGGCAGCGAGGGTGCGCCAGTCAGCGGGAACAGTCCCGATTTGGTGCTGTTCACTCACGGCTGGGCTCCCACATGTGTAGCGCTGGCGCTACCGTTGGTGCGGGCGGCGGCGTGGGCGACGATGGCGTCGCACAGCGCCTCGGCCAGTTCGTGGATGCGCAACTCAACTTCGTCGTAATTCCGATAGAGCCACGCGCTACCACCATCGGTGTATGGGTGGGAACGCTCGTGCAGCACCTCGTCGATGATCGGGTACAGCTCATCCTTCGTCACTCCCCTACCTCCTTGTTCTTCTCGTTTCTCAGGTGCTCGGCCAGCACGCCGTCGAGCACGGTCATGCCGCCGAGGTCGGCGGCGTCGTCGACCTGGCGTCGCCGCCTGATCGGTCCCTGGGTGAGCGGCCGACCCTTGGCGGCGACGAGTTCGTCGTGTTCGTCCTTGGTGATGCCGGTCGCCGGGATCGGTGTCGGATCGGGGGTCACTTCAGCCCCTCCGCTCGCCGTTTGGCGTCTAGCTCGGCCCATAACTCGTTCCGCTGTGCAATCAACTGCTGCACCTGCGCATCCCGCAGGGCGAGGTCGCGGCGCATCTGCTCGATGCCGTCGACGAGTTCGGCGGCGAGGCGTTGTACGTCCTTGCGCTTCACCCCAGCCCCCTCATCCACCAGTGAGCGAGCAGCGCAGCGTCGGCCCGCCCGTCGTCCTTGACACGGTCGAACAGGTCGTCGAGCGGCCACAGCCGTTGCGCCGCCAGGCGGTGCGCACCCTTGTCACTGCCGACGCCGAGGTCTTTCGTCCACCGTTGCGGCGTGACGTAGGTGACGGGCCGGTCGAGCCCGACCAGCACGCCTTCGATGACGCCGCAGCCACGGCCGAACGAGAACGCCGATGTGGCGCCGGAACCCTGCACGCCCTGCACGTCCTCGACGACGACCATGACGGCCGGGCCGATGTCGACGAGCAGGTCACGCAGATGCCGGGCCGAGATGCGCTTCTTGCCGCGCACCTCGATCGTCGGCATGTCCCAGACGAGCACCTCGCCGGCGGCGTTGACGACAGCGATGGCGCCGGCGACGCCGGGGTCGATGCCGATGGTGAGGGTCACTGCGCCCACTCCACGCCTTCGAGGCTGTCGGGCACGCCGACCAAGCCGTGCTCGGCGAGCAGGTCGTTGATCCGGTTGGCGGTCGCACGGTCGGGGCAGGCGATCACACCGGTCGGGCCGACGACCACCCATGCACCGACGTGATGCACGGAGTGGGCGAAGGCCACCGGGTAGTCGCCGGTCACAGTGCTGCCGCCGCTGCGTCTCGGGCGGCCTGGTGGTTGACGGCGGGCCGGTCGGCGTCGATGAGGCCCTGTTCGCGGCAACGCTTCACCATCCACTGAGCCGTGGTGGCGTGCACATCAAACACGCAGGCCAGCCACGGAGCTCGCCGGTCGCCAGCGAGGTCAGCATTGCCGATCTCATGGGCGACGATGTGCCAGTCCCAGCGGCCTTCCGGCGTGCGGCCGTAGGGCGGTTCGGGGTCGTCCTCGGGAGCGTCGTTGCTCGACACGAACGACGTCGGCAGCACGACAGCCTCGGGCACGTCGATGCGCAGCACCGTCCGCTCCTCCTCGGCGATGACGTCCATCAGTAGCGAGTCGGCGTCCAAGCCGAACGCCTCGATGGCGGCACGGACGAACGACATGCGGTGCTCGATCTCGCTCGCCTCGGCCTCGAGCAGGCGCAGCGCCTGGCCGAGGTGTTCGACGGCGGTCACTGGGCCACCTGCAGCATCTGCTCGATCGCCTTGGTGATGATCACCGGCTCCGGTGTCGTCGGCGTGAACCCTGCCCATTCGCACCACACATCGACGGCCCGGTGGGCGAGCTGCAAGCGCTCGGCGGCGTAGGCGGCGTCGGCGGCGGCATAGGCGGCGGCGGCATAGGCGGCGGCGTAGGCGGCGGCGTAGGCGTTGGCGGCGTAGGCGGCGGCGGCGGCGGCATAGGCGGCGGCGTCGGCGTCGGCGGCGGCATAGGCGGCGGCGGCGATTCTGCACTGCTTGGCGGTCACCGTCCCATCGCACCAACCTTCTGCCGCTTCGATCGCTGCCAACGCCTCAGGCGCTGACGTCAGATGCAGCACCTGCCGGGCCTGATCGGCGGCAACCCGCACCCACACCCGCTGACGCTCCAACTCGGTCAGCGGATGGGTGCCGGTGCCGACGATGCGGTGCGCCAGGTCGAGCACCTTCACCGAGCATGTCGGGCACAACAGGTCGCCGTCACGGTGCGTGCAGATCGAGTCGTTCACCCGCTGCACGATCCGTGCCAACACCCGGTCAGCGCACGCCGGCAGGTCGGTGATCGTGCTGTCGCCGGACTCCCACGACACAACGTTCATGGCGCAGCCCTTGCCGCTGCCCGCCTGATGCGAGCCGACGGCGAGCCGGAGGGGATGGTCGACGGCGCTCACCACGGCTCCTCTGCGGGTGCGGCAGCGACGGTCGCCTTCGGGGCGTCGAGCGTGATAGCCGTGGCCTCGAGGTACGCCTTCTCGGCGGCAGCGATCGACGCAGCGTCGCTGCCCTCGACCAACTTCAGCGGGCCGTAGAAGCCGAGGGTGACGCCCTTCATGCGCAGCGCCACGACGTCGGCCTGGTCGGTGATCTGGCCACCGCGCAAGCCACCCTCGCTGTCGTATGCCTGCGCGTACTCGACGCTCAGGCGCAGTTCGTCGCCGACACGGATCGAGCCGTTGCGGTGGGTCTTGCGGGCCTCGATCCAGGCACCGAACCCGGCGCCCTTGAGGATGACGCGCACCGGCGTGCCAACGGCGGGCACCCACTGGTCGTCGCCTTTGCCGCACGGTGCGGTCGTGCCCTCCATTGCCAGGCCGTGCACGACGAGCTCCTGGCGGGCCTTGCCGGTCTTGGGGTTGATGACGTCGGCGCCGTCCTTCTTGATCGGGCGCTGCTCGAAGCGGACGATGGCGAGGCGGGTGCGCTCGCCGATCGCCGTGCGCTTCATTACCGGTGTCGTCGGGGCGTTGTTCCGGTCTTCGGGGATGTCGATGGGCATTGTGGGTATCTCCCTGTCATGTTTGTGATGTTTGGTTGTTGGATTTCGCTCAACTGGCAGCGATGTGGTTGTCAGGCCCAGGTGCCGCCGAGTCGCTCGGCGGCCTGGTCTGCGGTGAGCGGCCGGTCAACCAGCCGCATCACTCCGTTGTCGTCGAAGGCGAGGTCCATCCCGCCCTTGACGAAGGCTGCGCAGGCGCCGAGGAAGGTCAGCGCTTCCGTCCACCCGAGCGCAGCAATCGCCGCACCGGGCGGGGTCGACGCCTGCAGTGGTTCGTCGCTGTCGAGCGCGAACGCCGCAGCGGCGCGTACCAGGTCGTCGTCCATGCAGTCGTTCTGCGCCAGGCCGATCAGCCCCCGCACGATGCAAGTGCTGCGGGTCGTCTTGCGTTCGGCGAGGTGGAACGACGCCACGGCGCGCGACTGGTCGGCGAGCGCAGCGATCCATGCCCGCTGCACGTCGTCGAGCGCAGCGTGCAACTCACGCATCTGCACCATGCGGCCCTCGCTCGCAGGCTCACCCTCGTCGGGCACCACCCGGGCACGCACCTCGGCGACGTTCACGGTGCGCAGCGGCGCCGGTTCGGCGGGGATGTCGCTGAACGGTGCCGAGGTGATTGTTTCGGCCTGCTCGACGATCTGCTGAATCCGGTCGAGCTGCTCGTCGGTGTGGCCGCCTTCGGACAACTTCGGGCAGCCAGCGGGCCACGCCTCGCGGACCCGCTGCGCCACATCGGGCGACAGTGCGGCGACGGTGCGCAACCGGTCGACGAGGTTGGCGGCACGATCCGGCAGGGCGGCGTATGGCGTCGTAAATGTTGGGTTGCTCCAACTATCGACCCGCAGGTCGGAGCGTGAGCGCCACGCCCACGTCGGCTGGATGACCCGCTCAAAGCACTGCCGCCCGGCGGCGATGTCGATGCCGATGATCGACGCCTCGCCTTCCATCGGCAGGTGCGCAACCAGCGCCACCGACTGGCTGACGGCGTGCATCGGCACGAACTCGGCGACCTCGAAGTCGGCGTCGCCGGTCGGGCCATCGGCACACAACGGCGCCGATGCGTACAGCCACAGTTGCACGGCGTGCGACTGCAGGAAGTCGGCGGCGCTCTTGCCGGTCTTGGTGTCGAGGATGAAGCACTCGCCGGTCGCCCGGTGCCGCACCACCCGGTCGAACCTGCCGGCGACCATCAGGTCGGGGTGCACGATGACCTGCTCGCTGGCGATGATCTCTAGGTCGTGCGAGTCGAGCAGCGTGCGCCACGTCTCACGGATCGCAACGACCTCGGGCGTCTCCAACACGAACACGCCGCCGTCGAGCAGGTCGGTGATCTTGTGTACGGCGGTGCCGTAGTCCCGGCCCGACGACGCACCGGCGGCGGTCATCGCCTCTTCGCAGATGGCGTCGAGCGCCTTCTTGTCGTCAGCGTTGGCGGCGACAGCGGTCAGCAGGTGAGGTTGCAGAGCGAGCCCGATGGCGGTCTGACGGCGACGCCAGAAGTCGAGCGCCGACGAGTCGTCGGGCACCTTGGCGATGGCCGACGGCGACTTGCACCGCTTGCCGTTCAGCCAGTAGCCGTGGGCCTTGGCGCTGTACTTGAGCTTCACGACGCCACCTCTGACGCGCAGTCCCACCCGCAGGCGGCGTATCCGGCCAGGTCGGTCCACGAGTCCTGCTTCTGGGGCGACCAGCGGATGCGGCTCACCTTCAGCAGCGCCATGAGCGCTGCCACGTCGTGCGGCGCAACCTCGATGCCGAGGTACGCGCCCCACATCGCAGCGGTGCGCTTGAAGTCGGCCCGCGGGTCGCCGTACTGCACGTTTCGGTCGCCGTTGACGAGCGCCTCAGCGCCCAGCAACACCTCGGCGCGAGCGTTCGCGTACTGCGGCTGCGACGGCTGTGGCACCGATGACCACCTGCCATCGAGGGCCAGGCGGCGCAGGCCGCCGCCGACGGGATCGAGCGGGGTGCCGACAACCTCGAACGCGTCGAGGCCCAGCCATGCGGCAATCTTCGACTCGTTCGTCGCGCCGGTAGACCGCTCCCAGCCGGGCAGCATGATGATGGCGTCGACTCGGAGCAATGCTCCGATGTCGTTGCGTGCAAACCGCTGACGCTGCTGATCGGTCAGTGGCTCGTTCCCAGACATGCCGATCTCGTCAAAGCCGTCCTCGCGATCCATCTCGGCAGGCGAGATGACGTACCAGCCGTCTGCCCGCAAGTGGTGGGCGACCCGGTCGAACATCGGGAAGTTGAACTGGGCGATGCCGGTCATCGGCCCGGCGATGTAACAGCGCTTCACCGCCCGCACCCGCCACGCCGCTCGCTGATGACGATGTTCCACATCCGGTCGAGGTCGGCGGCACGCTCGTCGAGCTGGTCGGACCAGTCCTGCAGCGCCTGGCGCTGCTGGCCGAGCCGCCACAGGGTGAGGGCAAGGCCGAGCTGCACGCCGGCAGCGAAAGCCAGCAGGTGCCAGATCACGCCACACCTCCGTCAGGGTCGATCACGCCAGGGCGCTGCAACCGGGACGGACTCCCGGGAACGCCCTGGCGGCCTGCACCGGCTGGGGATGTGCCGGTGCGGCGAAGGTGGTGGTCGAGACGGTGGCCGGCGTCACGGACGAACTGCACGTCGGAAGCGGCGAGCGCAGCCAGGATCAGCCGCACATCGAGCGGCGACAGTTCATCGACCGCCCAGTCGTACGGTCGGCGGCGACGGGGGCGGAGGTTGACAACGTGGCTCACGATGCACACCACCGGGCGCGCTTCGTCGTCCACGGCTGCCAGCCGCAGCCCATCTGCTGCTCGGCCCGGTCGAACAGTTGCCGGGCGACGGCCAGGTTCGTCGCCGGATCGAACAGGCGGTCGAAGTCTCCGTCGACCAGCGGGCGCACCCACGAGCGATGGGCACGCATGTTCAGTTGCATCAGCCCGTAACTGTCATCCCGGCCCCGGCCGTTGTGCGCCGTGGGCGTGCAGCGGGATTCGCGCCAGATGATGGCGTCGAGCCGTGGCCAGTCGGCCTCCGACCAGCCGGCGTCGAGCGCCGTCTGACGGAACTCGGGGCAGCGGTCGGCGGTGGTGCTGGTCGGCGCCGAGCAGTGGCCGAGCAGCAAGGTGAGAGCGGCCAGGGCCTTCATCGGTCGCACCAGCGCAGCCACACGTAGGCGGCGGCGGCCCACACGGCGAGGCAGGCGACAGCGGCCAGCCGGTCGGACCAAGCGGCGATCACTGCGCCACCCCGAGAATCACTCGCACGTCGCGCACCCGCACCTCGCCGAGCACGTCGGACAGTTGGTCGAGCAGCTGCGACAGTTCGTCGGTGGTGGCGAAGAGCGCCAGGCTGTCACCGATGGCGACGTGGTGCTGGCCGTTGACCGTGCGATGTCCGACGAGGCGGACCCGCACCGGCAGCTCGGTAGCGGTGGAGTTGACGTACCTCACGACGCCACCGCCCGCAGGGTCGTGCCCTGAGCGGCGAACCGCTCGAGCTCGCGAACGGCGATCGCCAACTTGGCGTCGGTCGACAGGTGCGGCACGGTGGCCAGCAGCCCGGCCCGCACGAACTCGCGCACCCGTTGCTCGGACGTGTTCAGCCGCTTGGCTGCCTCTGCGGCGCCGACCACGATGGCGGTGTCGGCCTGGACGATGACGGTCAGAGCGTCAGCCCCTCCGGTGTGTGTGTTCCCCACGGAGCGAGACTCAACACCAGATTTGGCCATTCGTCAAGACGTCTTGGGCCGTTCGGCCTTATTTGGTGTCGATGGACTAGGACCATTGGCCCCTTTGCACTAGATGGCCAATCGGCGCATACTGGCAACGTGAATGCGGAAACAGGTGAGATCGTGCGGAATGAGAGACTTCGGCGTGGTTGGTCGATGCGGCGAGCGGCCGAGGCTGCTGGGGTGTCGCATACGTGGTGGGATCTCGTCGAGCGCGGCGCTCAGCGTCGCCACGACAAGGCGCGCGAGGCCGTCGCCCAGGCGTTCGGCTGGCCGCTCGACTGGCCGGAGAACCCACCGGCCCCGCCGGTCGTCAGCCAGCGTGACGATGCGGTGCTGGCGGCGTTCGAGCGTCTGGCGTCGACGATGCTGGCGACGATGGCTGCGATGCAGACACAGATCGACGAGCTGCAGCAAGCAGTCGATCGGCTCGCTCCTGCAAAGCGGTGAGGACAGTCAGGATTTCGCTCTCGTCAGGCATGGCCAGACCATAGAGCGAGGGTGCGCGCAAGTGCCCCCCACGGACAGGCTCGGGCGCATCGTCGGTCATGCCTTAGCGTCGCGCACAACATGACCACCATGTCAGACCACGCCGCGCGTGTTGCGCGCGACACTCAGCCGATCACGTCGGCGATCACGTCGGCAGCGGCAGCATCGGCGCCGCTGACGACATGCGCGTAGGTGCGCAGCGTCGTCGTGGTCGATGCGTGGCCGAGACGGCCGGCGACGGTCACCGGCGACACGCCACGCTCGAGCAGCTGCGACGCCATCGCGTGCCGCAGATCGTGCAGCCGCACACCCTCCACCCCGGCCCGGGCGCAGAGCCGCTGGAACCGTTGCGTCGTGCCGTCGGGTCGCCACGGCACGGACGAATCCGGCGAGTTGCTGAGGACGAACGGATCACGGGCGAGCCTCGCGCCGCACGCCAGGGCGCGCTCGCGCTGGCCGTTGCGCCACTGGCGCAGCAGCGCCACCGTGACGGCATCGAGGCGCACCACCCGCACCCGGTTCGTCTTGGTGCTCTTGGTGCTGCGATCCTCGTTCAGCGACCGGCCGACGGTCATCGTTGCGGCATCGAGGTCGATGTCCGACCAGCGAAGTGCTAACACCTCGCCACGCCGGGCACCGGTGGTGACGGCCAGACGGAGCCAGGCGTGCGTCTGCAGGTTCTTCGCTGCTTCGGCGAGGATCTGCTGCACCTGCGCCGCCGACGGCGGCTTCACCTTGCGGTCAGGCAGCGACGGCAGACGTGCGCCGCGGGCCGGGTGCGCACCGATCCATCCCCACCGCACGGCCTGCGTCAGCGCTGACGACAGCGCCGTGTGCAACTTGTGCACCTGGTGCACCGGTGCACCGGCCCGCTCGGCGTCGACGTAGCCCCGGTCGAAGTCGGCGAGCGTCAGCCTGTCGACCCGCTTGCGGCCGAGCGAGGCAGGTAGGTGGGCGAGGGCGACACGGTAGGTGGCCACGCTCGACGCCTCGAGGCGCGCCGACGCCAACCAGTGTTCGACGAGTTCGGCGAGCGTCGCATCGGATGAGCCGGTGCGGCCACCGGTGCCGACGACCATCTGCGCCAACGCCTGCTCGGCCTGCTTCGCCGAGCCTCGCACCGTCTTGGAACGGCCGGCGGCTCGCAACTCCCACACCCCCGGCCTGATCTCCCGCTTCGACCCGGACCCGTATGCACGCTTCGTCATGGCGCAGATTGTGGGGGATTGTGGGATGGCGGTCAAGTTCCGAAGGTCCCGACCCGCTCGCTACCCCGTCTGACCTGGGGCTTTACGGTGGGCGTAGCCGGACTCGAACCGGAGACCTCCACCGTGTCAAGCTCGCTACAGGTGCCCTGACCTGGGCTTTCTCGTTCCGTCTCGCCGCATTTCGCCAGGTGGCGTTGCGGTGTCCCTGGTGGATTGTGGGGCGAACGTGGGATGGCCTGGTGTCGGTAGGGGCATTGACACGGACGCCACACTGGGCACATGCGTATCACCCCCATCATCGCCATCGTCCTTCTCGCCGGCTGCTCGTCGACGACCGAGACAGCCCCGACAACGGTTGCCACCACCACGCCACCGCCGACCACGGTGGCGCCCACCACACCGGCCGCGCCGTCGACCACGGCGGCCGTGACGATGAGCCGCGACACCTACATCGCTGTCGACAACTGCATCGATTCGCTCAGCCTGCTCACCAACCTCGACCGCCAGGACGGCAGACCGATCAGCATCGACGAGGAGAAGGCGGCGTGCGACGCGGCCATCGACCAGTTGGAGGCCGACAGGCTCGGCGACACTCCCCTGGCTGAGGCGCTGATGTTCAGGGGGTTGGATGCGTCGCTGCTCGCTCTCAAGATCCTGCAGGGCACGGCGACCGAAGCGGACACCAAGGAGTTCGACGGGCAGTACCTGGAAACGTCGACGAAGTTGCGCGAGTTGCTCGACGAACTGTACGCCGCCTGAAAACGCCAACAGCCCCCCGCCTTGCGGCGAGGGGCGTGGCGTCGCACTGCTCAGGGGGCGCAGCGAACGAATCAGTCAGGTGGCAGCAGGTCGTGCACGGCCATCAGGTCACGACGGCGCTGCTCGAGGTGTCGGCGCTGGGCATCGGCACGGACCAGCAGCCGCTCGAGCGACAACAGGTCGATGCTCTTTAGGCCGTGGCCGCGGGCGTCAGCAACGAGGCGGGCCAACTCGGCGGTGATGTCGATCACAGTTCCGTCACCTCCATCACCATGCCGTCGGGGATGTGGATGATGTGGTCGAGCGCACCGTCGTCGCCGATCGACTGGGCGAGCGAGACGTGGCCCGGCTTCGGCTCGATGCGCCACCCGACGCTGGTGACGCGATAGGGCTCGGCGTCGATGTCGGCGGGCAGCACCCAGCCGCCCGCACGGTCAGCGTGAGCGTCGTGCCAGACGACGGCGATGGCGGTGCCGGTCACCAGCCCTCCTTCGCACGGTCCTGGGCGTAGATCGGCGCCATCCACGTGCGGCCACGCTCCGGCGTCATCAGCCACAGCGCCTGCGCCGGTTCCTGAAAGCCGAAGTTCGACACCGCTGCGTACTCGTCGTAGCCGACGAGTGAGCCGTTGATGATGAAGTTCGGTCCCCACGTCAACTGGTGCCAGTGCCCCATGACGAGCAGGTCGTACGGCTGCTGCACGGCGGCGTAGCGGGCACGCTTGCGGGCGTCGAGCCGCATGATCGGCGGCCAGATACCACCGATGCCAGAGCCGCCGGTCACCTGGTCGCCGTGCGTCACGCAGACCGTGTGGCCGTAGGACTGCACCAGCGCATCGGCCGACTCGACGATGTCGAACGTCACCCGCGCATCCTTGCGGAACTCTCGGGCGAGCAGGTGGCCGGTGAACCAGTCCCAGTTCGTCCGGGCCCGGAACTTGGCCATCGGCTTGCGAGTCGTGCGGCCGTGGTTGCCGACGACGACAGGGACGTGCACCTTGCCGAACTCGTCGGCCAGCAGCGACAGCGCAGCGGCGAGTTGGTCGCTCCAGTGCAGCACCGAACCCATGATGGTGTCGGCGTTGGTGTGCTTCAGTTCTTCGTGGATGTCACCGGCGTACAGGTCGCCGGCCAACGGCACGACGATGCCGTCGTAGGCGACGCCCGTCCAGTAGTCCCGGCAGACCTTCACCGCGTGCTCGACCGTGGTGCGCAACCGCATCTCGGCGATGGCGCGGTCGTACTTGTTCACACCACCGATCTGCGCCGGGTCGACGACCTCGTCGAAGTGCAGGTCGCTCAGCAGCAGCCACGGCGTGCCGCTATGGGCGCTGGCCTTGCGAGGCGAGCGCATCCACTTCGGCGGCTCGGCCGGGCGCGCCTTGTCGAGCCGGAGCATCGCTGACAGTTCCTGCTCGGCCCGGCGGCGCGCCTCGTTGGCGACCTCGAGCTGGTGCATGGCGTCGGCGTGCTTGCGCTTGAGGTCGTCGACCTGCTGGCGGTCGACCGTGCTCGCCGCCAGCACGGCGTCGATGTCAGGCGTGGCCACGACTACCCACACACTCGCGCCGACGGTGCCGCTCGATCGAGCCTCGCGCCAGGGTCACGTCGATCCGGTCGAACGCCCCGATCAGCGACGACGCCGAGAACCGTTCGGTGTCGGCGAGGGCCGCCTCGAACTTGTCGCGCCAGTCGTCAGGCATGGCGGCGAGCGCCGTGCAGACGTTGCACTTGCCGCCGACCCGCTTGCGTTGCGAGTCGGCGAGGATGGCGTCGATGTCGACGCCGGTGGACTTGGCCTTGCTCACTGTTGCCTCCCTGGTGGCATTCGTCGCCCGGCGCACACCGGGCAGCGGCTTCACTGCTTCGGCTTGTTGGGCGCGACGTAGACGCCGAGCGCACCGACGGCGGCGGCGGCGATCGCCAGGCCGTCGGCGAGGGTGATGACGCCATCGCTGGCGAGGGTCACGGCGACGCCGAGCGCCGCGGCTGCGGCGGCGTAGAACTTGGCAGCGGTCATGCTGGTTTCCTCCGTTGGCGCTTCGGCGGTTCGACGGGCTCGACGGCTTCGACGAGCCGCAGCCGTTGCGAGTGATCCCTGAGATCGGCCTTCACCTCTCTGAGGTCGGCCTTGATCTCGATCTGATCGGCACGCATGTCGCCGACGACAGCGGCGATGGTGTCCACCGTCGCGGCCGTCTTGGCGTGGTCGTTGCGGTTGTCCTTGTGCACCCGTGCCTGCAGCCAGATCGTGGCCAGGCCGAACACACCGCCGATGACGGCGACGATGATGGTGGTCATGCCACCAACTCCGACCAGCGCTCTTTGATCCGGCCGGGGCAGGCGGTGGCGGCCACCTGGCCGTGCTGCACGATCTTCGCTGTCGGCGTGATCGCCTGCGTCCACTTGAGCACGTCGATGAGCCACCGGAACGAGGCGACCTGCGCATCGGTGCACGGGTCGGTCTCGCCGTTCAGAAACAGGATGCCGTACGCCTGATCGTTGTACTTCGCTGCGTGCGCCGCCCGGTGGCGGCCGGCGAACTCGGCGATACGCCCATCCATGTGAATGACGTAATTGTACTCGTTGGCCTTCCAGCGGTGAATCGATGCGATCGTCTTGGTCAGGTCAGCGTTCGCGTACGACCGCTTGACGCCGGTGTAGTGGGCGATGACCATGCCCAGCCGTGGCCGCAGCAGCGGCCGTGGCGTGATCCGGTCGATGTTGGTGACGCGGCCGGGCAGGCCGACGTCGAAACGGGACAGGATGGCGGTCATTGCTTCACCGCCTGCAGTGCGGCCGCAACGGCGTCGGCGATCTGTTCCTCGAGCGTCTTCGGCGGCGGCGGCGGCGGAGGCGGATCGACAGCGACGAGCGCCGTGCCGGTCCACTCCGGCACCTTGCCGTCGGGCACCTCGCACTCATGCCAGGTGTAGCCCTTGGCGGCGAGGTCGTCGGCGTCGATGACGGTGCCGGTCGACACCAGGGTGCCGGTGTCGTCGAGAACTGCGAACCATGTGGTGCTCATGTCAGTGTCTCCCTCCAGATGACGGCAACATTGCCGCCGATTGACGCGGCATCACATCGGAAAGCCAGGCGGGTTGATGCACCCCACAGAATCGGCGACCGCAACTGGTTCACGTAGTTGTCGGTGATGCCGATCATGTATCCAGTCGTAGCGACCTCGCTGCCCGACCCGCCGAAACCGAGCTGCACGCCGAGGTATGTCGATGCCGAGAAAGCGCTCCCTTGAAGGCCGACGATGTAGCAGCCGCCAGCGATGGGCGGCGTCGCTGCGATCTGCACCCACGACGTGCCGCTCGGTGTAGCCGACGCCGTGACGCCCGCTTGAACCAGCGAGGGCACGCTCGACGTCGGCGTGTAATGAACGGCGACGGAGGTGTTTGCCGCACCCGATGTCGTTCGGTATGCGATGCGGGTGCCGCTCGCCACCCCGATGCCGTACGGGACAGGGACGTACTGGTTGATCGTTGTGTTCGGCGTGCGCGACGTCCAGCGCACCACCTCGCTGCCCGACCCGCCGGTGCCGATGTCGATAGTCGTGGCGACGCCTGCGCTTGGCGCAGCGACCTCGAACCCGTGAATGATCGCATCAGTTCCGAGCGAAGCCGATACCTGCAGCCAGACGTTTGAGGTCGTGGTCACGTTGTACTGCTGCACGCTCGCCTGTTGCGTCTGATCTCCGAGCGTCCACACGTTCGCATACGGCGACCCGTTCTGAACCAGAGTCCACGCCGCTCCATCCCAGTAGCGGGGCGCACCGAGGTCGGGTGAAGCCGTCACCGCCGACTGCATCCCGACCGACGGTGACGGGATCGCAGCATCTCGGGCCGTCGTGGTGGCGAACACCATCACCGACTGATCGGCAAGGCTGGCGTTCACGTCGGCGGCGGTGACCTTCTCAAACGCTGCCCACTGTTTGCGTCCCATCATCGACCCCCTGTGGTCATGCTTTGATCCATGACGAACCGTTCCAGTAGCGACGCTCGAACGGCGTCACAATCTGCACCTGCATTCCGACCGTCGGCGACGTGATCACCGACTGCGCAACAGCCAGCGACGGGAACACCATCACCATCTGATCGGCCAGGCGGTTCCACTCGGTACGGGTCGGCACCTGACCGGCCGTTGTCGTCCAACGACCGCCCGACCACGTCCCAGCGCCCTCAGCCAGCGCCCAACTGTCGAGCTGGCCGAGCACCACGTCGTCGAGCGTGAAGTAGCGGTAGCGGCTCCCCGACTGCAGCGACAGCGTGCACCGCCACACACGATCGGCGGTCACCTCGTGGGAGATGCCACGAACCCAGCACGACTGGGCGATGGTGCCGCCACCCATCGGGTTGATGATGACCGTGACCTTCGATGCGATCTCCAGCGCCAGCAGCGCAGCGACCATCGACGTGTCGCCGCGAGGTAGCAGCGTCACCGTGTCGACCCGCAACTCAGGGTCGGCGCCGATGTACAGCGCCAGTTGCGCCCACGCATCGGCGGACGCCTGCGTCGAGAACGGCAGGTCGGTCGCCGTCAGCGTGCTGTACAGCCCGCCGGTGTACTTGCCAGCCGAACCGGTGTCGCTCAGCGTCGTGATCGTCGGCGACCCGGCCAGGGCATAGATCACCCGGTTCAGCAACTGCTCATCGTCGTAGACCATCGCCACGTCGGCGTAGGCGACACCGGTGCCGTCGTCGGCGAACGTCATCGACGACGCACCATTCAGCGCCTCGGCAAACGTGCGGAACGCCACGACGCCATCAGCACGCACCCAGCAGTCGCCGACCTCGGCGTCGACAACCGTGCCGACCTGATCCCACACCGACCCCTCCAGCGTCGTCGCCGCCAAGGCCACGCCACCGCCGGAGATGTCACGGTCGCCGACCAGCCAACCGGCGGCGTCGAGGATGCGGGTGATGCGCGCCGACGCCGTCTCACCGGCACCGACAGCGGCGACCGCGGCCAGGTCCATCTGCGACAGCACCGACACCGCATCGGCGGCCGTGACGGTAACGACCGGGTCCATGCCGTACGAGCGCCACTGCAGCTCGATGTCGACCACTCGGCCGGTGAACACCGGCACCATTGTCGACCCGTTCGACACCGTCAGCCTGAGCGGCACGCCGGTGTAGAAGTCGGTGTTAGCGGTCGGGTCCCACTGGCGCGCACGGTTGAGCAGTTCGACCGTCACGGTGCCCGCCTCGGTGCGGCGAGTAACGCCGCTCACCGACCGGGAACCACGACTCGTCGACACGCCACGCACATCGGCGGTGGCGTCGACCCAGCGGCGCAGGAACAACTCGACCCGCCACTCGCCGAGGGCGAGCACCGGCAGCGATGCCTCCGGCGGCTGGCCGACGATCGCCGAGCGGGCCACGTCGGCGGCAAGCGTCGCCGGTGCGGTCAGCACGCCCTGTCCGGTGGACAGCTTCGGCGCCATCACGGCGCGCATCGGCTATTCCTCCCAGACGGCGTAGACGTTCAGTGCGCTACCGGCACCGGCGCCGAAGTTCCACAGCACCAGACCGCCGACGCCGGCGGGGCCGACAGCGAACATCGGATCGAACGTCCAGATCACACCCGCCCCGATGGTGGCGGGCAGAGCGATGCGGCGCAGCGAGTTGGCGATCGTCACCGTCGGCGCCGTCGACCAGGCGGTGTCGACGTTGGCGATCGACGTGGGGTCGCCGGTGTCGTACGGCTGGCCGATGATCGACGTGGTCGGCACAAACGTGTTCGTCGCACGGATGAGCGCTACGCTTGTTGCGGTTGCAGCGTTGGTGAACACGCCCAACTCGAGCAGCCGCACACGCGACGATGCGCCCGCACGGATCGTGGCGAACGCTGCCGAAGCAGCCGCCGCCGGTGTCGTCACACTCACTTGGTACTTAGCCATGTCGGCCCCTCCCTGTTCACGAGCGCCACGACTTCCCGTTGCGCTTCTCGTACTGCTGGATCGCTGCCACGACGTCATGGCCGTTGCTGCCCGGCGGCATGTTGATGGTGACGTTCACGCCGCCGCCGACACCGATCCGGTTGTTCGGGATGACGGTGCCGCTCCGGCCGGGCACCACGATCTCCGGGCCACGCTCGCCGACGATGTACGGCGTACCGGCTGTGACCGGGCCGCCGGCGGCGCGCTCTTGCATGCGCCCTTCCATCTCGTTACGCAGACCGCCGCCGACGAGCTGGCCGCCGATCGACACGACACGGTTGCGGGCCAACTGGTTCAGGCGGCTCTCGATGGCGGCGATGTTCCCGGCGTCGAGCGTGGCGATCATCTGCGCCTTCGTCTCGGGCGGCACGTTCTCTAGCGCCATCACCATCTCGGCGATGTCTCGGGTGTAGTCGCGAGTCTCCTGGGCGCTGCGGCCCGTCTCGGAATGGTAGACGTACATCTTCTCGAAGAAGCCGTCCCATGCGTCCTGCTGGTCAAGGCTGCCGAGGAACGTCTTGTAGGCGTCGTCGAGGTCACGGGTGGCCTCTTCGGCTCGACGCGCCTCGTCGGTGAAGTCCTGCGCCGAACGATCGACCTGCCCGATCGACGTGGCTACAGCGTCAGCGGACGGCACCAACCGCTCGGCATACATGGCCGCCATCTCGTCGGCGGCCTCGGTGCCGTACTTCATCGAAGTGATGGTGGCTTCCATCGCCGCGGGGGCTTCATCGCCAAATACCTTGTTCCACTTGGTCTTGAAGAGGTCGATGAAGTCGCCGTACCCGGAAGTCAGGCTGACGCTGGCTTCACCATCTTCTACAAGCGTCGTGTTCAGAACCCCGAACGCATCGGCCGCGACCCCGGCGGCGTCAGCAAGGTTGCCGAGCACCGGCACGACAGCCTCACCGACGGCAAGCGCGACGGCGTCGAGCCGGTCGCGCACCTCGTCCATCCGGTCGCGGAACTCGCGAGCCTTCGCCAGTTCGTCTTCGTCGATCACCTGGGCGTCGGCGACGCCAGCGAGCGACGCCTTCAACTCGGCGGACCCCTGGCCGATCAGCTCGGCCATGCCCTGCCAGCCCTTGCCGAGCAACTGCGACGCAACACGCGCCCGCTCGGCCGGGTCTTCGATGGCGTTGAGCCGGTCGACGACGTTCAGGAACGTGCCGTTCACGTCGGTGGCGCCGGTGCCCGTCTTGGCGATCTCGACGCCCAAGTCGGTGAACAACTGCGGCGAAGCGCCGAGCGTCTTGTTCATCTTGCCGAGCGCCGATTCGACGGTCCCGGCCTCGATGCCGATGTCGCCCGCCACTTCGATGAGGCGGCTGGCCTCATCGACGGCCAGGCCGGTGGCGTCGCTGAACTGACCAGCGGCGAGCGCCGTGTCTTGGAACGCCTTGACCGACTTCACGCCGAAGGCGACAAGGGAGGTGCCCGCCACGACGGCGAACTCTGCGGCGTTCTTCTTGACGGCGCCGATCGCGCCTTCCCATCCGACCTTGAACTTGCCGCTCAGGGTGTCGGCCTCGCGCATCGACTTCGTCAGCTTCTTGACCGAGTCCTGCGCGCCATCCGTGACGATGTCGATGAGGACGGAGACCTTGTTAGCCACGGGTACTCCCTCAGTCGAAGTGCTTGCGGAGCGCCTTCTTGACGGCGTCGTCGATCAGCTTTGGAGCGGCCTTCTCGACTCGGTCGACGACCCGGTCAGCTGTCCCCTTGCCGTCGGTGTAGCCGTTCCAGCGCTTGGCCTTGCGCTCGCGCACCTTCCGCAACTTGCCGGTCTTAGTGCGCGCCGTGAGGCCGGTGGCAGTGTTGATGCCAGGGCCAGAGAAGCCGCTGGCGTTGCCCCTATTGCGCCCATCATTCGCCACCGTCCAGGCGCCAGCCGACCCCTTCGAGGCGGGACGGAACGAGATCTGGCCGGGCGTTGCGAGGTCGTCATAGCGAGTGGTGAGCGGGTTCCGGGGCCACCCGCTGAACTTGTTGTCGCCACCGAGGTCGGCGGCGGCTTCCTCGTTCGCGATCTTCTTGGCTTCGCGCCCGACCTCGCCAGCGATCTTCCGCAGCTTCTCGCCGTTGAGCTCCTTGGCGGCACCGG